TCAAGGAGTTCGGCTCGCTTGGTCGTCAGTTCAGCTATCAAAGCATCCGCTTTCTTCTCGTCAAAGCGAAACCCAACCATCTCTTGCGAACGGATGATCCTTGCGAACTGATGTTCGATACCAAGCATTCGAGTATCTGGTTCCTTCTCTCGTAAGTATTGACCGATGGCGCACGTCACAAGCACGTCTCTTTCGCAGTACTTACGCATCTCCTCGGTGTAGACGTCGAAGTTTTGTTCGTCGAACTCAAGCTTGAACAACCCGCCCAAGCGTTGTCCCCAAGCTTTCAAGCTATGCGATCCCCACAGTTCTTTCGGGAAGCCCTTGCGTGACATGTCAGTAGATCGTATGTCCGAATGTACGGCACGTGCAGTAACAAGCGTGTCAAGAATGGCTGATTGTGGAGACCAAGTGTACAGCTTTTGAATGGCAGGTATGTCGAACTTGATCACGTTATGTCCGACGATCGTGTCCGCTTGGTTGAGCATTCGAAGACCTTCGGGAATACCGTCACCATCAAAGGTAATCATCTGTTCCTTGACTCCGTCGTATACGCTCAAGCAGTGAATGACTTCAAGATCGTCAAAGGTAACAAAGTCCTCCATCCCATTGGTCTCGATGTCAAAGTATAGTGTTCTGTAGTTTTTATTCATCATGGTTGTTTTTAGAACGGATGATTCTCACCCATCGTTTGATCGTTATTGTCAGTAGTTGAAAACATCTGCGTATCAGTTTCATTCAATCTTCCCGTCTTGTTGTCGAAGAAGAGCGTAGCAGCCAGTCCAGTCTCTCCACTGAAGCGGTTCTTCAACACTCTTATTCTGGTTTGGTTGGCTTCGGACTCCGACTGTTGGTTACGCTCCAGCCCGATGACCATGTCCGATAGTTGTGGTATGGCATGTGATCCACGTAGATGAGCAAGGCTTGTCACCGCCCCTTCTTCGTGTCCGTTACCGTGTGGTCGTTTCAAGTGACTGACCAAGACCATCCCGCATTGAGTCTCTTCGACGAGCGAGCGTAGTCTGGTCATCGTGTTGTCAATCATCCTGCGTTCGTCGTCTCCGTCAAAGCCACTAACCACGATTGACAGGTGATCGAGGAATAGCCACTTGCACCCAAGTCCTTTGCATAGGTAGCGCATTCGGTTGAGCAAGTTATCGGAGTCGCAACTGCCGAAGTGATCGTAGGTATAGAAGTTCCCGTTGCCTACCGTCTCTTCAAACGCAGGACGCAGGGCTTCGTGGTGTACGTCCTTTTCCAGATGCAACGGTTTGTTCTCGTGTAGTCCGATGATGCCCAAGGCTGTACGTCTCACGCTTTCTTCCAACGCTATGTACCCTACCTTCTCACCCTCTTGTAACAACGAGTAAGCAGCTTCACGACAGAACAACGACTTCCCTATTCCACTACCCGCGCATACCGTAACGAGTTCTCCTCGTCGTAACCCGTGAGTCATGTCGTTCAATCCATCGTAAGGATAAGGACGGGACTCGACGTTGTTGACCTCGGTTATCTTGTCCCATAGTTCGTTAGCTCCAATGATCCCGTCGGGTCGGTAGTCCCTAGCTTCGAACACCGCTTGGCATATCTCCTTGGATCGGTTGGCAACGAGCATATCGTTCGGGTCTTTAAGTGGAAGCTCTGCGATCTTAGCCTTCCCTGGAGTTAGTAGGGACGCACATTCAGTCGCTCCCTTGCGTCCGCTGTCGTCCATGTCGAACATGAACACGACCTCGTCGTATCGTTCGAGCCAGTCGAGAGCCTGTGCAACGTGGTTGGATGCTCCTGCACCGTGAGGTACGGAGACTACTGCCCACTTGTTACTGAACGCTTGGGATACAGACAGTGCGTCGATCTCTCCTTCGGTCACGATTACCCGACGTCCTCCGTCCCGCCATAGGTGTTGACCATATAGTCCGAGTAGTTCACCCCGTACCTTGAACGATTTGTCTGCGTATCTGAGCTTCTGTCCGCAAAGCTTGCCGTCACGTGTCCGATAGTTGGCAACTTGTACGGCTTGGTTATCGACCTTGGCGCATTGATAACCCCACTTCTTACAAGTTGCTTCCGTTAAGTTACGACGTGCAATCGCAGTGTATCTTCCGTTGCTTACAAAAGAGGGTGGTGGTTTGTTTGTTGGTTGTTGTGGTTGTTCCATAGGTCTGGAATTACAGTCGGTACACGCTTGGTGGGTTTTTGTGAAAGCCATGATTTAGGTATCGTTTTGTCACAGTATTTTATTCCTTTCTTTTCGCACCACATCGCATAGGTAGTCTTCGATCCCTTGCGTATTTTGTTGCGAGCGTTTTGAAAGCAAAGGCGGACGTCGAGTTCGGGATGTTGTTCACGGATCAGTACGTGTTTGGTACGGTCTTCGCTTGTCCATAGTCCCTTGGTCTCAATGATGATACCGTTAGGAAGTATGAAGTCAGGCGTGTACGTAGCCACCTTCATGTACTCGATCCTTAAACTTTCGTACTCGAACCCGACGCCCAACCGCGTTAAATAATGCGCGGTCTTTGCTTCGAATCCAGAACGATAGTTAGAAGTTCGCCGAGATGGGTTCTTCTTCCTTCGCTTCCTCGGCATCCGTATTGTCGTTTGCTGGTTGATCCAGTGACTGCTCGAACGTCTCGCCTCCATGTTGGTACCCGCCTTCTTCTGCGGAGAATCCAAACGTCGATGCGGTCTCGCTCGTGCCTATAGCCTCAAGCTTGATCACTTGTACGCCTTGCGGTTCAAGCGTCATACCAAACCCGTGAGCTGCAACGTACCAGAAGCGTACCTTCAGTCCGAGCTTGATTCTACTTCCACCGCCTATGACGGTATCGTCCTTGATCGGTTGTCCACTGGCATCGAACCGAGCGACTGACATCTTGTACTCGGTGCCGTCCTTTCGTTTTCCTCCGCCCTTCATCTTGGTCTTTACGACGTAGTTGTTTTCCTCGTCGATGACGAACGGACTAGCTGCTTGTTTCAGTTTCTTCTTCCCAAGTTTCATGCATTCGGCTTGGTAGGCTTCCTCGAACAGTGGTTTGACTTGGTTCTTCAAGCCGTTCCATTCGTCCTCGGTTAGTAGAAGTTCGCATCGGTAGTGACCGTACCCTCCATCGTCGAATCGAGTATCGGGTGTGTTGAGCCAGCAGTATCTTGCGGTTCCTTCGGGTGTAGTTATCGTTTTCATATTATATCGTGTCATTAAGCGCTCCTTATAAGCGACGTGTTATGCGAAGAAATATTCAGAACCCAACACCTCAAGCGGGTCTAACGTCCCGTAAGGGGGTAGGTCTGGTAATTCCTTCTCGGTTTGTGTGGTGATCTCATCACGAAAATTCGCGAGTAGATCGGGTTGAAATATTTCCGACGTGGCTTTGCGTAGTAACACGCCGAGCTTGTCACAGTTGTTACAGTGCGTGGCAAAGCTATCGTGTACCATGCCTAGCGAGCGGATGCCTTGTGCCTTGGCATAGTTGGCAGTTTGTTGGGCAACGCTTGCGTCAAGACTGTGTACGAAGTTGGGACTGATACCGTTGGCTTGGCGTATCTTGTCGAGTTCAGACGTTGGTTCGTGGTACTTGACGTGGGATACTTTCTCACCAAGCAACGTCTGGATCACCATTACTTTCGTGTTGCGATACTTCTGACGGACGCGAAAGCCCAATGGCGTAGTCCAGTCTGCTGCTTTCTGTTCGTTACCAAGCACACGCGCCGTGGTCTGCAACCACTTCATCACTGCGTTCGGACGTTGCAAGCATTGATCCATCGCTTTCCAAACGAGCTTGGATAGGTAGGCGCAAGCAGTGTTTGTCTCCGTACCAAACGGGTCGAGGTTGTCACGCAAGCACTTCTCGGTCATCCACTCGTCAATGTACTGGCGACAACTAAACCGCGTACCTCCATAGGGCTTGACCATGACTGGGCGCTTAGTCGTCTTGCGATCCACCCCGAACTTTAACCAAGCGGTTGCGATGTGGTCACCTGCCTTGGCGTCTGCTAACAAGAACTCGTTGACCCTGTCTGCAACAAACCCGTAAAGATCGGCAGGTGTTTCCGTTGCCGTCACGTTGGTAGCTGCTCCGCCTATCTCGTCCCGACCAAGTAAGCTAAGTATTTGTATACCGTTGTTACTGGCGTCCATTGCTACGGGTAAGCGAGTCTTGAACCCCCGTCCACCACACGCTAACAAGTCACCCCATTCGAAACAGAACGCAAGGAACTGCCAAGGCTCGTCCGCTTCCGTCCACCAGTCGTTGGTCTTGGGGTCTTTGCATGTTTCAAATATCTCGTTCTTCCTGTCGTGTACCCACTGGACTCGCTCGTCAAAAGATACCTTGTCATTACCAAAGCAATTAGCTCCGTGAATGGCGAGCCAACGAGCTTCCGTATCGGGTTGCCAAATCGTTTCCGACTCGCTGAACAACAACATGGACTTCGATAGGTCGGTACCTTGGGGCGATAGAAAGTACGGGATGGGATACAAGCGACCGCGAAAGTCTATTTGATGTGGGTAGTAAAATTTTTTCCCTGCGAACTTCCCAGCTAACCAGAGCGTCTTGATTATATGCAAGCGTTGACTACGCATTGACACGTTAAGACGGTGGATGGTTCCGCACTTACGGCTGAAGTCCTTCTTCTCGTCGGGATGTTCGTCGTATCGGTCTTGCCAAATGGGTAGCTCATAGTCGGTACGTCGTACCATCTCCCCGATCTCTCGGTCGTTATCCCATGCCCACTTCGCCACGTCCAAGACGCGATCGTTCACCGTCCAAGGCGTCGATTGTACGTGGTTGACTGCATCGACTACAGGTTTCATCTGGTCGAAGTCCAATCCTCGCATGTAGTCCATGTCGTGGGACTTGATAAAGGTAAGAGGTGGAAGCCCCGCGTCGTCGGCGTAACCCCCACGCCATAACGATACCCATGAATGCGGGACTTCCACCGTTGGTAACCACAAAGGTCGTAAAACTTCTTGGTCTTGGTTGTATCGAGCGATCCAAGCGAACAAGTCATCAGTCGCAGTAACGTGCAAGACGCTCTTGTGATTCGTTCCAAGCATACGAAACGCTATAAAGTGAGTGGTGGTGCGTATCACTTCGAGTAACCATGTACCCATCGCTACCTTTTCCTTACGTACCCAAGACTTCCACCGTGCCATCGTACCCTTCTTGCTTTCGCCACGTTCGTGACGCATGAAGGCATCGACCTTACGGCGGTAGCTCCGCTTGCTGTCCTTTTCCACGTCCTTGGATGCGTAATGAAAGACTTCTGGATGCTCCTTCTTCAACCATCGGTAGTGCAACTCGTCTTCGATGTAAGAAGCAATGCGTATCGATGAAGACACGAGTGGTCGGCGTTCGCATATGCCGTCAAAGGTACACTTCAATGCGAGCATGGCGATGTCCTTGGGTTCCATGTCCCAAACCAACGGCATCCAAAACGGTACGGCGTGTGGGTTCTTACGGTGGTACTCGATGCGTTTGCCCACGTCGGCGATGAGATTGGGAAGCGCGCCACGCATGAGACGTTGACCGTAAGGCGTTTCCGATTCCTTACCACGGTCACGGGCGGACTTCACCTTGTTGCGGTAACGGGCAATACCCGACTCCACCATCTCTAGGTTAAGACAACGCCATTACCTAGTAATCTCAATCGATCAGTCCTGTTGGCAACTGGGTCAACCCGACAGGTACGCCCATCAATTCCTCCACCCAGTTCGGCGACAACAGTTCTCGGTTCTTCCCACTCGTATTGTCGTTCGTTGGGACGGGCGGGGAATCGGGGTCGATCTGTTTCTTCCCTTCGACTAGTTCCGCTAATCCCCTGCCGTACCCCTTGGTCGTTCGAGCAGGTTCCTGCGCCCGTATCGTGGGGAACATCTTCAGTTGATTGAGGTCGCGCCCCAAGCACTTCTGATTGCTGTCCACTCTCGTCCTCGCTCCCTCGACGTGGTCGCTCGCTTGTGGCGTACCCCAAGATGAAGACTCGTTTCCTTCGGTGAGGCGCGCCGACTTCGTTCGCACTAGCCACGCACCACGACGTTCGGTAACCTCTTTCTTCCAAGTCTCGGAGGACATATTTAAGTACGGGTTCTCCGTCTCCTGTCTTGGCTGTAATGATTCCTTCGACGTTCTCAAGCAACACGACTCTTGCTCGACAAGCTGTAATTCCATCTGCGATCCATGGGTACAGGTGTCGTTCGTCTTCGGTTGATTGTCGTTTGCCACTGCTGGAAAAGGGTTGGCATGGGAAGCCCGCAGATAAGACGTCCACGCATCCACGAAACTTGTCGTATGGGAATGTTTTAACGTCCGTGAGAACAGGAGCTGCATCCATTTCATTTTCTTCAGCCTTCGCAACCAAGTTCGCGATTGGGAATCCTTCCCTCTCCACGAAAGCGATTGTTCGCAGGTTTGGGAATACTCGTTTAAGTCCTCGTCCGACTCCATCGTATCCACTGCATAGACAGAGGTGATTGACGGGTGCCTCGGTAATATAACCGTTGGTTCCTTCATTATTCATTTTGTTTTGATTGGTTGTGGTCACGACACGGTCACGTCGCTACGCCCTTTAACCAAAGGAGCAACGGATAATGTGTCAAGTAAATAATTGAATTGATTGAATAAGTTAGCGTGAACTCGCGTGACAAGTCCCGTCAGGTACGAGGTTTTAAGTCCCTTGTGTTTACCAATTTCACCACGCCCGCTTGGGTCTTTAATGAATAAATACAATGACTTAATAAATACGTTCATAATGGGTTGTGTCACGCGAGTCACGGGTTTTATATGTCCTGCGTCACAGCCATGCCACTCGTTTCGAG